TTCCTTAAAAGATGATAGTCAGTAACACTGGTGAATGGAGTAGTCTCTGGTCCAAGTCCATAGTCGATATTACCGCCAAAGTTACCTTGCATCACGAGTTGAGTAACTACCCCTGACTCCGAATCTGTGATATCATAGTCGATGATATCAATAGGCTGAATCCAAGAGATTGGCTTGTTGGAGAGAATATCAAGGTTGAAAAATGGGGGTTTGAAAACAATGTCGCCTGTCACATCCATGTAGAATTCAAATCCAACTGCCTGCTTACAAGAGTTGGCAATTTCAAGCTTACTTTGGAAGTCTGATTGCCAGAACTCCACCTCACCTGCTGAACTCTGTTGAGTCCGAAAAGCTGTTACATCTGGGTCCGTCGGGTCAAAAACGAGCTGGGCTGATGAGTTACCACCGTTAGCATTCCGGACAGCATTAGCAACATTCTGTACCCCTTTCTCAAACTTACCAGAGTTATAACCATGAGCAATAGAGTCCCCTCGAACAGCAATACCATTCACACCATAAAGGAGTAGATTTGAGCGAATCTTGCTGAATCTACTGGACCAATACAACATAATGTCCCCAAGGGAAGCATTGAAAGTCTGTTTCTGTGTTTCTTCCTTATTTAGGGCGGTAAGAGATCCTGTAGCTACAATAATGTCCCCAAATGCCATGTTGGACAGGGTAAATATGAGGTCATAGACATTCGTACCATAAAGGGTATTTCCAAAAATAGATCGACCGAGCTGCCCTGACGGAGCGGTAAAAGCAGGACTGATATTCATCATGCAGATTTCCCACCACTTCAGGATATCTGCACATTGAATGGTAACAGTATGCTCTCCAGAAGAGTAGCCAGCCCCAACTTCGGTAACAATTCCCCAAAAGATAGGGTAATATTGTGGGATCCCTTCGAGAAGGTAGTAACCCTTCGAATAGATCTCAACTTCCATCATGGGGGTAATGACTGGGTTTCCATCGAAGTAGAAGTCATCCACCACATGAGTGGGGATTGTCATTGTGATGCTTGCATTACCCGGTACGGTATCAACTCCAAGGCTAACCTGCACTTGAGTTATGTACTTGCCGAGATCAAACTTCCGTTTACAACTCTGACACCCAATGATGTCAGTCTCCCCGTTGATAAAGACCATGGCATCTGGAGCCGTGATGATGGTCGGCTTGGCATTGGGGGCAAAGGTTCCTTGAAATGGTCCGCGTGCCATTAACCTTGAACTCCTGTAAATCCAGTGGGTAAAGCTACAGGCCCGCCGCCGGTGTTGGATACTAGTTGTTGTGTAAGTTGACTATCGTTGGAGCTCATCGCGGGGTCACGTTGGAATATTCTTTGAACTTGATAGTTGTCTTCAGTTGGACTATCCAGCATAAAGGAAGCCCTAACTGTGAATTGGAAGTTGTACTCAAGAGAGTATGGATTTGAATCGGTTTCAGTGATGTTGAAGCTATCAAAAGAACCGATGTATAGAACACTATCATAGTAGATGTAGATAGACCCTACCAGAGAGAGTCGAGTCAACAGGTTGTCCTCGAGACCCTTAACGTACAACCCACCATTGTTGCGATAGAGTAGATACAGACTCAGAAAGTTCTGGTAGCTGGCTGAGTAGTTTCTAGCTACTCGAGTAAGGCCTGGGCCTCCGCCTGTGGGTCCATTAGCAGCAGGTGGGTTAGCATCAATCGCCATGAAGGCTGCTAGTTTTCCGGATGCTTCGAGTTTATCCTGTTGCTCACCCCAATGCTCGATGATTGGGCCCTCACGAGTAAAACCACCATCAGAGATGATCTTCTCAGAAGAAAGCTTGAAGCTCTGTGGGTTTACGAGAAGCTGCAAGGGAGGTGTGTTCTTGATGGCATCCAATGCCAGTTGAGTTGCAAGGATCTCATTAAATTGAGCTTCCATGAACTTCTTACCAAGTGCACTCTTATTCAGGTCCTCCAGGTTAGCGGTTTTGCTTGAATCCTTCCGTGCAGAACTCGCATTGGCACTACCTTGATCTAACCAACCTCCATTGGTGCCATTCTGATTCTGTGGGCCTACTCCAGTAAGTGGACACTTGTCATTATAAGGAGATCCAGACATGAGCCTATATAGATTAGAGGAGGTTAACCCAGCACCCTTGTTAGTAGTCGAACCACGAGCTACTCTCTCCCTGTACTCAGCATTGGTCTCATTAAAGGCACAACAACTGGGAGTATGAGACGGGAGGTTAGACCCATCGTCGAGGTCAACCCCATAAGCCTTCATAGCCTTAGAGACCTGACCTAAGTCATAGGGGAAGAGACCATTCTTTGGGCTTGCTTTAGTCCCATGGTAGTAAACATCAACTGAGGCCTCATAGAACCCATTTTGAGCCAGTGAGGTCAGATACCCAAGGACATCTCCATCCTTAGCAGCCTGCTGAGCATTACCCCCTTTAGTCACTCTAGCCAAAAAGGCTGTTGCTCCAGCAGATATTGTATCATATGTTCTGTAATACCTACCGTTGGGAAACTTTGGTGGTTCCGGTGGCCCTAAGAAGTAACTCCCACTTGTTGGAAGAGAATTTTTAGCTCCCATGAAACCAAAGTTGTTGTTGTAGACAGAACCCTGGGTTTCTCGTAAGCACTGGGCTGTGTAGATTTGTAACTCAGTAGGATTACCCTCTCTTTTGAACTGCTTTCTAAAGGCATCACTTATTGCACTGTATACTTGTGCTGGGCTAAGATAGGTCTGCTTGGCTGTAGCTCCATTAGGATTTGTTCCACCAGAAGGATAGGGGATACTTCTATTTGGGGAACCAGAACCTTGCTTAATCTGATACCCAGAAGCTGTTATAATCCCACCCAGCCCAACATTAGCAGCTTGTGAAGCTGATCCTGTGAAGTCTAGGTTCTGAGTGGGATAACCTGTAATTGATCCTACTGAGGCTGATCTATCCAGAAGTCGACCTGTGATGGTTGTTGAGGGTGGGATAACCCCAACCACAAATAACTTTGTATTGGCCTTCGTCTGAGAAACCGGTATGAAGTCTAGGTTCTGATCATCAGTGAGCTCCAATGATGAGAAGAACCCTAGTTTCTGATAGATCATCGGCCCGTAGTAATCGGCCGCTTGTAGTATCTGATTCTGGATACTGTTAGAGCCACCCTTGAGTTGAGCCGGACGAGGCTTAGCAATCGAGTTCCCACTAGAAACTGGAGAAAAGGTCTTGCCTTGAGCCGTAGTAGGATCATTTGGGGTATCACCCCAAAAATCCAAGTAGCCTTGTGGTTTTGGTTCCTTCCCAGCCATAATACTAACCTGTGGTAGGTGAAGCTACCGGTGTCCCAGTTGGGGGTTTGATTGCAGTTCCAGTAGTTCCATTCTTAGATTGAAATGCCACTGATCTCGGAGTGAGGGGCGTAGAGTTCTGAGGGATTTGTTGAAGAATCTTCTCCACTTTGAAAGACCAGGAGAGTTTGAACGCGAATGGGCTGTCATCAGTCTCCTCCATCGAGAAGGAGCGAAAAGTCCCTACAAAAGTCCCTCGGTCATAGATCAATAGGATCCAACCCTGAAGTACTATGTTTCCATAAGGGTCATAGACACTTCCGTTGTTCCGGAATAGGTCATACAAGTCTTGGTATCGATCCCAAGCAATGGTCCTCTGACGGAGTACTGACGAAAGACCCGTGTAGAGGTTTATGAAAGCTCCCGTTGATTGGTCTCCTGAGATCTCAGATAGATCATCACCCCAGTGTTGCTCAACGAATCCACCTAGGGTCTGAATTCTCTCGAGTTTCTTGTTGAAAGTCTCTGCAAAGCTCGAGGGGTTGACATGCATGATCAAGGCATGCGGGAGTAGAGCCTTGTTCATGTCGTATGGACTAGTGACCTGAAAAGCTAGTGGTATGTAGTGGTTCCTAGTATCCGCTCCATGCACATAATTAGGAGGCCCAGGATTTGTAATTGGGGTAAAGTTAGATTGGTTAGCAGAGGGTATGTAAATGGTAGTGCTCCAAAAGTTATAGGACTCCTGAACATTCTTGTTTCACAGAAGGTCGCCTCCACCTATTCTTTCGAATAGGTTTTGGACTTACACTTTCTCCACAAGCGTTTAACGTCTCCGCGTACCCCGCGGCGACAAGCTTTAGGTTTTCAGAGGCATTCTCATCACGATCATGAACTACCCCACATTGAGGGCAAGCCCACCCTCGTACCGACAGATCAAGCTCATCAAGCTTGAAACCACAACAAGAGCACAGCTTTGAGCTTGGGTAGAACCTGTCCGCAGTGACTACGTTAGACCCCGATAGCTTACTCTTGTAGGTAACCTGTCTCTTGAACTCACCAAAAGCCGCGTCCGCAAGCGACCGGGCTAAACAATGGTTCTTCGTCATGCCTCGCACGTTCAAGTCTTCGATACCAATGAATCGGAAGTTCTTGACCAACCAAGATGTGACATTGTGCCAAGCACCCTGTCTAATCCTAGTGACCTTCCTATGAGCCTTGGCCAAGGAGATCTTAGCTTTGGCTCGATTCTTCGATCCTGCCTTCTTCCTTGCTAATGATTGACTTCGTCTCCGGATACGACGTTCCGAAGCCCGGAGGGCTCTAGGATTGTCAAACTTCGAACCGTCTGAACAAGTAGCAAGAGTCTTCAATCCAATATCAACCCCTACAACTGCTTGGTTTTCGCACTTGTGTGGGTAAACATAATCTTCTGACAACTCGATGTTGAATGAGGCGTACCAATCCCCTGCAGCATCCCTTGAGATTGTGCACGAGAGTAATCTGCCGGGAAACCGAATGGTCTCCGCCATCTTGATCGGTTTCTCGAGTTTCGGTAACTTGAGGTACTTACCTGAGATCTTTAGTACGTCATTTCCTAGATAAAAAGAGTCCTTAGACCTCCCTTTCTTTTTGAATCTTGGGTACTTAGCCTGTTTCTTAAAGAAACAGTTAAACCCATCACCGAGATCAAGGATGGATCTCTGAGGAGCATATTTGGAAACCTCAGCCGTCCAAGGGAACTCCGAGTTCTTACAAGCATTGAATTCTCTACTTATAGAAAACGCGGATGGTTTCTCACCTCTCGAGTAGAGATTCTTCCACTTAGACAAAGCCCAATTCCAAGCAAACCTAGCCGTCCCACAAGACTTAGCAAGATACACCTCGGCCGTAAGGTTAGGGTAAATCCGGATCTTGTGCGCTAGGTTAGTCACTTAACTTATTACACCAATAAACACAAACTATGAGTTGACTATCTCAGGTGAACTTCTCCCTACGCTTGTACTCATGGATCCCCTGATTAACCTTTTCTTTGAGGAAGTTCGCCAGATCCTGTCCACCGATTCCATTCACGGTGATAGCTATAGAGGATCCTCCTCCACCGGCGCCAGCAGGGAGTATTCTTTCCCCACGACCAATAGAGGTGAGACCCTCACCAGAAGCTGGACTGATCTGAGCCACCCCACCACTGATCCCGGTGACAAGACCACCTGCTGCATGAGACTGTTCTCTGGCTTCTTTAGCAGTATCCATCTGATCACCAAGGGAGACACCTAACTTTTCAACCCCCTGGAATCCTGAATCCTTCATTCTATTGAGAACCCCACTGGGGTCAGGTGCTGTGTACAAGGCGTACTCGGCTAAGGCATCCTGAGCTCCAAGGTAAGTTCCTTTGTGAATGACATCCTGATACAGACCTTCAAGTTGAGTTCTATCGAACTTAACCCCCTTCATACGAAGAGCATTCCAAAGATCTTGGAGACTGTTGACAACAGACGCCCCTGTGAAGTCCATCTGGTCGAGAACAGCATCATTCATCTGCTGTTCATCTGGGACCGTTGGCATCCTGTTAGGTCCTTGACCAGCACCCCCAGGAGTACCTGCAGGCCCAGCACCAGGAGCTGTTGGTAGAGTTGGTGGAGGGGCTGATGCCGCTACTGATCCCCCTCCCTGTCCAGGGTTAGCTGCCGCTGCAGTAGCTTTTTGCTGAGCAGGAACCTCGGTTGGTGCAGAACCCACTATAGGCTTCACACCAGCAGCTTGATCCATTAGGGTAGTTCTACCGGTAGCCCCGGTAAACCAAAGAGCCATCTTTGAGTAGAGATCAGCTTCAGCTTTACCACTTAGACCACCAGCAGAGATAGAAGATCCTATACTCTTCCCGCTCTTTTGGGCACTCAGGATTCTCTCTGCATCACTTCCCCCTATACCAGCTTCTTTAAGTGCACTTGCAAGATCATCAGCAACCTTACCCGTCAGGGAGTCCACACTGAATGCACCAGCTATACTAGACTTCTGAGCTTCCTTCTTTGCCAAGTCATCTGGATTAGTAGAGTGAAGTAAAGCATCAATACCCTTGGCTGTATTAGACCCTGCTAACGCCCCCATATATTTACCAACATCGCCCCCAGATCGCCCCCAAGCACCAACAACCTCGGAGTTCTTAGATCCTAAAGCTTGTTCTCGGATAGCTGACTTAGCACCCCACTTTGTATTGAATAGATTAGAGATATCCATCAATACCCCATAGATCTGGTTGTACAGTGCATCAAAGATAGCCCCTACAGCATCGAGGATACTCTGAGTCCTAGTACCCTGCTCCTTACCCATATTGAGCATAGCCTCAGCATCTTTTTCAGCCTGAGATTTGCCAGCTTCAGCGTTCTTCTTATCCAATGACTTCCAGACGTCACTCTCCTTCATCTCCTTGATTTTTTTCTTCAACATGATGGCATTGTTCTTGACGTCGTCATCACTAGCTTTCTGATCTATCACTCCCATGTTCTTGAGTTCAGTAATGAGCTCCTTGTTTCCAGCTGGGTTATCAACAGCATTTACTAAGTCTTCTCGCTGTTGCTCTAAACCACGCTCCATTCCACGCAAAGCCTCTAGAGCATCCTCACCACCGGCAACCTGGGCACCCCAAGCCTCACCCTTTAGCCCAACAGCACCCTCTATATTCTTCGATCCGGATTGCTTAAGGATAGCTTGCCTCTGCATATCGAAAGACCCGAAGCCAGACATGTTTTTGGCAGCAGCCGCAGCACCATAAGTCCCCAACTTAGCTGACTTCTCATTTCGAACAGCATTCTTGTAGGCCTCCCGCATTGTGCCTACATCCTTAACCTTACCTGCGGCACCCATCTCCGTGAGGGTGCCTTTACCCGTCCTACCACCTTCGAGAAGTTTCTTGGCATCCTCTGGGCTAACACCAGCCTCACCGGCAAGCTTGGCAATGATATCCTTCTTCTGATCTTCGATATCTTGCTGAATGGCTTTGACGGCTCCACCACCTCCTAAGAGAACTAGTTTCAGCCTATCTTGGATTGACTTCCCAGAGAGCCCCTGCGAGAAGGTCTTGAGGAACTTGTCGGCTGTCCTAGGACTCATCACTTTACCGAGTTGCCCTAGCATCTTGGTAGCTTCCCCGATGCGAACCCCATACAGGCCTAAGTCTGAAGAGACACTCCGAAGAATGGCAAAGAACTTGTTAGCAGAGATCCCTGAAGAATCAGCTGCATTACCAATCTTGTCGAATTCCTTTCCAACATCATTGAGAGAAACACCGAGGTCTCTCATCATCTCACCCTGGAACTGAGCTATCTCATCAAGTGACACCCCGAATAAGCGTGAGTAGCTAATAGCCATCGACGAGATATCAGTGTACTTCGTCAGACTCTTGCTTGTGTCGTCAATCCGCTGCTTATTATCCTCGAGAGTGCTATCGATACGTTGTAGGGATATACCTTCTCTGTTGAGGGTATTGATGAACTGCTGATGGTCTTTAGCTGTTGTACCCATCTTCATATTCAGTATAACGTCAGTCGTTTGGTCTCTGACCTTCCTAAGGACATTATCAAGATGCCCCATACCCTTTTCAACATCCTTACCTTGAGAGGCATACAGATCCCAAGTAGACGCCCCGTCCAAAACGGTCTTATTCATCTCTTTTACTGCTGAATCAGCATCAAGAAACAACTTAACCAAACCCATTACGGAACCACCAACCAATCCAAGCATTGGAACGATCTTGGATAGGGTCCCAAGAAGTGGACCTATACCCTCCATGGCCTTTCCGACACCCTTCAGGGCTCCGCCCATCAAGCCACCCTTAGACTCACCCTTAGCAGCGATGCCAGCACCATGGGCCATCGAGAACTTTGCGGCA